AGAGACCGTAGAGACTCAATGTTACCTTGGATAGCCCGTAGGTCACCATACTCTTTATGCTGCTCTAGTGATCTGTGTGCCATACGGATACGGCTTTCGATTTCTTCTTTGAAAGACTCCCAGAGTTCTTTGTCGTTTACCAAAGGCTTTAGGCTCATTGAGGCATACCTCCACCAGTATTACCACTGAACCCTTGCTCTCCGGGAACAGGTGCCTGACCAGTACCGATTGTACCGCCTCCAGCGCCCGTAGGATCACCTGCTTGCGCCCCAGCAGGGGGTACCCCCGGAGGACCACCCGGAGCGCCCTGAGGGCCTGCCTGTGGAGCTTGGAAGCCCTTTAGAATCTCTGCTTGGATAGCTGCTCGTTGCATAGAGTTAGTAACCTTCTCAGGATCAAGGTCCATGCTACGTGCAATCTCACGGATGATATAATCCATCTTAGCAAATGGAGCCAAGGCAGGGTTCTGTACCACACCAAGGAACTGCATAAGACGTTGACTACGTACCTCATTAGCCATAAGAGAATCAGTACCAGAAGCTTTAACCTCTAGGTCACCCTTAATGTCTGGATCGAAGTTGAACTGCATGTTGAAGTTGAAGAGGGCTTTACCCAGAGGAGCAAGAAGGTAATCGTCTACGTTCTTCACCACTGTACGAATAGAACCAGAAGCGGCAGACATAAGCATGGAGATACCAGAAGCTGTACGTCCTACACCACTTACACCAGTCTGACCATGCGCAAAGGAGGGGAAGCCAGTTGACTCATCAGCCAGTACACGAGCCTTGTCAAACATCTGCATATTCTCGTTAGAGACGTTAGGGAAGTTTGTGCCAAAGATTGACTGTCCGGGAGCACCACCTTGACGGCGGAATACTTTACCGGGATACATAGAGAGATCTTGTCCGGGGACTAGGTTAGTTTCATCTACTTCGAAGATTAGGTTGCCAGAGAGAGCAGCATTATCAACAGCCATACGCATAAAGCCATTCATAAGCAACTGAGTGTCTTCCATGTTCTCTGCTACACCTACACCGAAGATAGAGTAAGGGTTTACTTCGTAAGGAACTGCATAGTAAGGGATGTTGACAGGAGTAAAGGGGTTCATAACCAGACGAAGTACTCGACCATTACATACCCAGATGTTTACGCTGATCTCTTCTTTGTCTTTAAGAGAGGAAGGAATCTTTACATCGTGGTCCTCAAGAATCTCACGGTCTACATTACCCCAGAACTCAAGAACAGAGAAACGCTCAGAGTTAGAGTCCTGAGAGTCGTCTTCCATTACCTGTTCCCACCACTCTTTAGTGTAGGACTCTCCCATGGAGATAGCAATATCAATTTCATTTGTACGGAACTGAGGACGGCGCTTAAGACCACGGAGTTGAGTACGGGAGAGTTTATGACGTTCTACTGTGTACTCTACTTCTTCCATAGTATTAGCATCTGGGTCTGGGTAGAAGTTCCAGATAGAGACGTTAGATACCATTGGAACATCTTTGAATGTAGGGTCGTAATTACCATCTTCATCCCAGTTAGGGTATTCTTTATTTTGTGCAAATGGACCCTTCATCACACCAGTACCAAAGAGAGCACACTCAAAGGCAGCAGAGCGAAGGTGCTTAAGTGCTTTTGACTCTTCCAATTGGTCGTGGATTTGTTTCTCCATCTTCTTTGCTGCAACCAGAGCAGGTTCAAAAGTGACAGATGTAGGAGTCTCACCGGGACCGGGTTTAACCTTTTCACCAAAGACTTCCAGATCTTTTTCTAGAGGCCCAAGACGTAGACGGTACTCATCACCAGTCTCTCCGGGAAGTAGTGGTTCCATACCTTCAGGCTTAGGGGGAGTACCGGGAGGGCCTTGTGGGGTAACCTCTACGTGCACTGACTCCTCTACACCTTCTGGAAGAGTGGTAGGATTAATAGTAATAGGGAATCGACCACCACCAAGGAGAACTTCAGTGATCTGACCATAAGCAGCTAGTACTTTTGTCTTAGTAACTTTCACAAAGACTTGAGACTTCTCAGAGTCAGTAAACTGTACGTCAGGGCCATAGATACCACGGTAGTTACGGTAAGCTTGTACCCATCGTTGTTCATCAGCGTAACGAGCATCTTCAGCTTTACTAAAGCGTTCAGTCACATAGTTGACAATACTGCCAGCAGAGTTATCTACAGCATACTCACCTTTCGTGTCATCTACACCAAGAAGGTTTTCTTCGTTTACTTCTACGTCCATTTTCTATTCCTTTAGTACCCAAATTCTTTACAAGCAGCTTGGAAGCCACTATGTCTTGAGTGTTCTGGTGTGTGACTGAAGATGTCACTTCTAGGTCTTGTCATAATACCATACCTCAGAGCATCGTAGAGGTGGTCTTCTGCATTTGTATCTACATCCTCTGCATTGTTCTTGCTAAGAGGGAGAGAAGGTAGCTGAGAGATTAGGTGGCGACAGGTATTAAAGAAGACTATCTTAGGCTCCTCTGTCATTTCATCAATAGCAAGTCTACGGTGCAGTTCGTTCTTACCTGCTACACGAGAACCAGAGCTTCGATCTGAAGGTCTCCACCTACAACCACGGATGATCATTTGTTCAGCTAGGCTAGGACCAGTATCACCACGTTTATGCCAGAGAGAGGAGTCTAGTACGCCGTAGCTGATTCGGTCACCTTGTTCCGCTCTAAGGACCATTGGTGCAAGGTCTGCTGCTGTAACTTTGGATACGTAGAGTTCTCGATAAACAATAAGCTGCTCAGAAGGACTAATAGCAAACCAAACAACACCAGTATGGGAACTGTATCCGTAGTCCGCTGCTCTAAATCTAACCCACGAGTCTGGTATATCAAAAGGTTCGATAACATGTTGAAATACATTAAACTCCGGGAAGGCTGCACCTTCAGCTACACTCCAGTCACCTTCTAGCAGTTGGCGTCTTTTGTGTTCTGGAAGGGAGAGAAGGTTAGCTTCATACATTCCATCTTCAGCAAGGTAAGGGTTGTCAAACAAAGTAGCAGGAATGAACTTACGTTGGAAAAGTGGTTGACCTTCCTTCTTAGAACCGGAGGGCCATACTAGTGGTGTCCCATCAATACTCTGTGCATCAAAGGTAGTGTTGTGTGGGGCAGGGTCAATAAAGGTCTTCTTTACCCAATGGTGACCAATACCTCCGGGGTTAGTTGTTGCTCGTTGGATCAGGTCTAGTCCAGAGTCTTTAGAAGTACGTAGACGGGAACGCATGTAGTCCCAAGCATAAGGGGTGTTCCACTGAGTAAGTTCGTCAAAGCCAATCCAATTAAAGGCCTGACCTTGGTAACGCTCTACGTCATCATCCCTATCTAGGTAACTCATCCAGAGAGTAGCCCCAGAAGGGAATACCCAAGTTTTCTCCCTCTCAAGGAACTTTGCACCGGGGATAGCTGCAGGGTACATCTTCTTAGAGATAGAGATAAGTTCACGAAGTTCTTCTGTACTACGTCGAACAAGGAGTTTAGCAGACTTAGGATTGTTGACATAACGTACAGGGTCAGCAACCATAGCAAAGGATTTACCACCACCTGCAGCACCACCATAGAGAACCTCTTGTTCTGAGGCTGACAGGAAGTCTGTCTGTGGTCCATCATTGGGTTGAAAGATGATATCTTGGGCTTTACTTACATCTATTGGGGCAGGTTTCGCAGACGCTGGTAAAGAGTTCGTCATCTAGTTCTTCCTCTGTGGGAGTCCTTCGACCCAAACGTGTCTCTTCAATTCGACGTGCCTTTTTAAAAGCTGACTGATATTGTTCCAAGAGTCGTCTTGAGTCGATATGCTCCTTAGCCCTTTTCTGTTCAGACTTAACCCGTAGGCTAAGACCAACATGGGAGAGGTAACGTCCTGACTTATTAGAGAGCCAAGTTGCTACATCCCTCAGGGAGTAATTCTTTAGGTATTCTTTAGCTTGTTCAAAGAGGATCAACTCTTCTTCTACGGGTAAAAGTACATTAGGATCATCTGGGTCTTGTTTGTACCCAAATGGGATGAATCTACCGATACGGACGATTGGATAAAACTTGTAACCTACATCAGTCTTATCGGGAGCAGCGACCCTAAAAAGGCCTTTTGCTTTTTTCTTTGTCATATTAACTCTTTGGTGGGAGGATAAAAATAGGGTCTTTAGCCGTTACTTCTACTTTTTCAGTGGCCTTAAAACCCCCACGATCTAGCAAGTCCTTAGCAGCAGAGAGACGTTCTTTGCCACCAATAATAGTAGGGTCTTCAACAATCTGGTTGACTGTATAAGCAGCCTTGACCCCAGCATTAGTCAGGAACTTCTTTACTAGGTTAGAAATCTCTTCTTCAAGAGAGGCTACCACTTCCCGTGTAGGAGTGTTCTCACTGTAGCCAGCCAGACGTTTAGCTTTAAGGAAGTCACCTTGGGCTTCCTCAAAGAGTACGTCTAGGAACTTCTTTTGTTTCTCTGTCATATTAGAGTCCTTCTGCCCTGAGTAGTTTGTTCCACTTGTAGACTGTAGTGGGTAGGCCTGCTCGACGCTTCTCTGAGGTAGACATATCTTCCCATGCTTCACGGGATGGCAGTGGCCCCTTACGAGAACCGCTAGCTGGAGCCTCACCTTGATACATGTCCCGCTTACCACGATCTTCTACGTTCATAGGTTGGAGGTCTTTACCAATGTCACCATACTTGTCATCCATTTTCTTTTGGACGGGGACTTTTGGGGTAGTGTTGTTACGGTTACGGCGTCCAGCAGTAGTAGTAGAGGTACCCTTAGTTTCTGCGTTATTGCCGCCTTGAGACATAAGCGTAGGGGTTCCAGTAGGAGAAGCACTAGTGTACCTACGAGCCTGTTCCTTAGTCATAGGAGTCTTACGACCTTTAGGTTTAGCAGAGATACGAGGTGCTTTGTTTGGAGACTCTGGTGGTGCGTACTTATCAGCAGAACCTTTGCTAGTAGAAGTACCCTTCTTGCTAGGAGGACGCTTACTTGTCTTAGCAGGGGTGTCCTTAGAAGACTTGGTAGGGGCTTTCTCTTTAGCCTTTGTATCACCTTTAAAGATCTTTGTCAAGGTACTAGAGCCAGAAAAGAAACCATTATCGTTGGTTCCTGCAACAGTCTTACCTTCTTTGTTGGTGACTTGTTTGCCATCCTTAGACAAGGTATAACCTGCCTCAGTGATAGCCTTACGGTGTTTATTTAGGTTTGGCATATTTTTTATCCTATCGAAGTTTATCTGAGAGCGTCCCACTCAGCGAAGAGAAGAGACTTAGGCATTTTTACGTAGCTAAGGAAGACTGAGTTGTCAGTATTAGCCGTGGTGACAACTTCAAGTCTAGCTCCTTGCCAACCCTGAACTCGGCCATTGAAGGAGAGAGCAATATTCGCAGGGGCATCAGAGCAGAAAGCCTTAAAGACTGTAATGGTTCTTGTGTCGTCATTCCAACGAACCTCTACAGCACCCCCTGCAGCCTTCTCTGTATTAAGGATTAGGTCAGCTATCAAGAGAGAACCACCCTCATTAGGTTCGGTCAGGGTGACTGTACCTGCTACAGTTGCAGAGAGAGATTTAAAAGTAGAGTGTGCCTTGATAGGGTCAAGAGTGTACAAGGCTCGTTCATTGGGGTCAATAGTGTGGGGTCCAGCCCAAAAAGACTCGGAACCAATTGCCCTTTTA